CCTTGGCAAACAATAGCTTCTGATATTGGATTTGAAATGTATCTTCTATAAATATCCTTTACAGATATTTTGATATTCGGTTCATTAACCAGTGATGAGTTGTGGCAATAATCACTCCCATCTACTTCACATTTAAAATCGCAATACGGAAACATTATGGTCATGGATGGAACTTTGTAATTTACAAAGTCCTCATCCACAATTCCTTTAACAACCATATACTCTTTGATTTCATTAATTGTATGTTTAATCATATTTTTTTATTGGATAAATACGATTATCATCATGAAATGTCAGACCTTTATTTATGTGATATATTACGCCTTTCGATATACCATATTTATTTGCTAATTCTTGATATGACATTGTAGTATTTTTAAGAAGCTCTATTATTTCATCAGCTTGCGTAACACTTAATTTCTGTAATCCAATTTTTCTTCTGATTGGATACGAGATATTATCTTTTTTATGCGTGTAACCATGATTGACATCTGCTACAATTTTATCTGTCGTATTATATTTTCTTGCAATTTCTCTGTCCGACATTTTAGACTCTTTTAAATCTTTGATGATATTTAGTAAAGTCAAATCTGATAATGTATTCCTTGGGTGTTCATCACCTATCATCACGTTGCAGTTTCCACCAGAAGAAATATTATAACCATTGGGTGCTATCGTATTTAGCTCCTTAATTGTTTGTATTTCTCTGTTGTCGTAGTCATCTGTCCATTCGAGAATATCAAAATTAAAATTATCTTCACCATATTTTGATATCGCTAAATGTATTGGCAAATCGTCATATCTTGATTTTGCTCTGTTTTTATGTTCCCACCATCTTTTCTCTGGATGGACAGATTGACCTACATATTGTTTGCCATTTACCTTATTTGTAATAACGTAAATAGCTTTACGCATTATTAATATCTTCCCATCTTCTCATCTTGTATTCATCTTTTCGAACTTCACTCCACGTTTTAACTGGTGTAAAAAATCCAACGATTCTGCTATATTCTGTATCTACAGGCTTTCCACAAGAAGGGCATTTATTTCCGTAAAATGCATGGTTATTTTCACAAGCCTGAATTTTAGTGTTGAAAGCAAAATATGTAACGCCTTGATCCGCAATGTATTCAGTCATTTTCCATGCTTTTTCAAAACTATCAAAAGGCGCATCAATGTTGGCATGAAGGATTGAACCGCCGTTACAATAGTTGTCAAACATTGCCTGAATTCTTACTCTTTCCTGAAGCGTTGTTTTAATTCCAAGCGGAACAAATTGATTGCCGTAAAGAGGAAGATCGTAAATCTTTGCCTTTGGATAGAAGAATTTATCTTTCTTCATGAGTTTTGCAGCTGCGCTTTCACCGGGAATCTGTTCTGTGTTAATCTGATAATTGCATTCATATTCCTTAATGAAATCATCTGCTGTTGCTCTCATTGTTTCAAAAATCTTCTTCCCAAATTCAGATGCTTTTTCTGTATAAAAAGTATTTCCAAATTCATCTACTGTTACATAACCAAACTTCTTCATTGTTTCGTAAATGCCAATGAAGCCGATTGTATTGTAAAGATGTTCGAAGTCAATCAAACCATACGAGAAATTAGGAAGGATACCTTTTTCAACGTTCCTTGCGATGATATGTCTTACGGCATCCAACGCGCACAAGCACACATATACTCGATACTGAAGTTTCTCAAGATATTCATCTTCTGTTTTAGAGTCGAGCGCGATTCTTGCAAGGTTTACAGTGTTAACCTTAACAGACCCAACTTTAAGCGCCGTGCCACCGATAGAATTGAAATACCCTAAGTCCTCAATATTGCTTTTTAATCTGCAACAATTACTAAGAGAATTAACAGTGCTATCAACGAAAAGATTACTATCTGACCACTTCATGTTGTGTCTTACAGCCCACTTAGCAAAATCCTCATCAACGAATTTACGGTTCTGCCTAAGAAGAGAAATTGTAGAAACAGGGAAAGTAAACATGTTTGTGCTTCTGATTTCAGCCATGACTTCCATGTACCATTTCTGGAAATCAATAATCTCTTCTTCATAGTCAATCATAAAACTTCCATCGGGAAATTCTGCGCCACCAAATAATGCTTCAAAATATTCGTGATCGAAAACAGATGTATTCGTAAATGCGCTCTGCGAACCATCTCTTACATAAGGTTGATTAACCGCATAGATAAATCTCTGGAAGTTCTGTCTTGCGTAATACTTTTCGTTGTGTGATGTCTTGATGCCAAGATAATCATTATCAACATCTTTCTTCCAGAAATAATACATGTACGGAATAATGTTCGGTAAACCAACCGCTCCAGATGTTCTATTACAAGCAAAGCTGACATATTCTTTCACAAAATCTACAAATGTTGTAAGGTGCTTTGCTGGTTCAGGATTTTGACCTTCAATAAAATAAAGACCTCTTTCTGCTAAATCCTTTAAGTCATAAGCAAAACAGTTATGTGTAAGGATGTTATTGTCAAGTGTGAATGATTCTGTATTAGGAACTACTGCAC